CCCGGCACTCGAGCGGATGCGATCGACGTCAGCAGCGACACCAGCGCCGCCGACGCTGCGAGCGCAGCGACGTTGCCGAGGTTGGCGCCCCACAGATCGGCGCCGACAGCGTCCTGGCCGATGGCGACGAGAGCGACCTGGGCGGCGGTCTTGATCGCACGCTCAGCGGCGTCAGCCCAGAACGCTCGGGTAAACAGGTGACGGCTCATGCTGGCTTCCTCCGTTGGCGCTTCGGTGGTTCGACGTGCTCGACGATGCGCAGCCGCTGCGAGTGGTCCCGCAGATCGGCCTTGACTTCTCTGAGGTCGGCCTTGATCTCGATCTGGTCGGCACGCATGTCGCCGACGACAGCGGCGATGGTGTCGACCACCTCGGCCGTCTTGGCGTGGTCGCTGCGGTTGTCTCGGTGCACCCGTGCCTGTAGCCAGATCGTGGCCAGGCCGAACGCACCGCCGATGACGGCGACGATGACGGTCGTCATGCCACCAACTCCGCCCAGCGCTCCTTTACCCGGCCGGGGCACGCCGTGGCGGCGACCTGGCCGTGCTGCACGATCCGCACGCCCGGCGCGACCGCCTGCGTCCACTTGAGCACGTCGACCAGCCAGCGGAACGAGGCGACCTGCGCATCGGTGCACGGGTCGTTGGTGCCGTTCAGGAACAGCACGCCGTACGAGGTGGCGTTGCGGCCTGCGCAGTGCGCCGCCTGGTAGGCGCCGGCGAACTCGGCGATGCGGCCGTCCATGTGGACGACGTAGTTGTACTCGTTGGCTCGCCACCGGTGGATCGACTGCACCGACTTGGCGAGGTCGGCGGTCGCGTACGACCGGGCGACGCCGGTGTAGTGCACGACGATCATCCCGAGGTTGCGCGCCAGCGGCGGCCGAGCGGTGATCCGGTTCACGTTCGTCACCCGGGCGGGCAGGCCGAGGTCGATGCGGGGGGTGATGGTGGGGGTCACGACGCCGCCTCGTAGGTGATCGTCGCCGTGATGACGTCATTGGCGGCCAGCGCAGCAGTGAAGTACGAGCCAGTCGACCCGAGGCTGTTTGGCGAGACGCCGCCGCCCTGCCCCTCGAACTGCAAAGCCGTCGTCGACGTCAGGACGGCGGTGCCCGAGTACACCAGTGCCGCCGACGAGTCGAAGATGACGCCTGTGCCCAAGACTCCCTGCGCTCGCGCCGCCGTCGCTGGCAGTGACACTTGCACGGCGAAGTTCGCCGAGCCAGCGCCGGTCGCCGTCAGGCGGAACGAGGCGATGATGAGTCTGCCCCAGCGGCCGTACACCGCATGCGTGACCGTTGCCGTCACGACACCCGCCTGCTGCAGGGTCGGCGTCCACGTCGTCCAGGCGCCACCCTCACCCATGAGGTAGGTGTTGATGTCGGACTCGGTCAGGGTAGCGCCGTTCCATGACGTCTTCTGCGCCATCAGTACTCCTTCGGGGGTGGGTTAGAAGCCGACGACGTCGGTGCCGCCGACGAGCGACGTGCCGACGACGAACAGGGCAACCGGGGCGGCGATCAGCGACAGCGTCATCCGGTGCGAGCCGGGGACGATGTCGTGCTGCACGCCTTGGACGAGGCACTTCTGGGTGATCGCCGGGGCGATGTCGTTCGGCGTGAAGTTCACGGTGACGACGCTGCCGATGTCGAGGCTGAGCATCGTGTCCGTGTCGGCGTTCGACAGCGGCCCGAGCTCGACGCCGACCTCCGACACCTGCCACGTCGGCGTTGAGTACTGCGTCAGGAGGTAGTTGGCCAGCGCCAACGACTGAGCGTCGGAGGCGAGGAGCAGGTTTGTGAGCTTCAGCGTCCGGGGCGACCCGTTGGCCGCCTGCCATGCCGACAGGTTCGACACCTGCGCCGTCTGCTGCGTGCCGCCCTCGCGATCGACGCCGACCCTGCTGAACAGGAACTCGCCGTACTTGGCGGCGATGGTCTGGTAGGCGATGCCGCTGGTGCCGAACGTGGCCGACGAAGCGACGGTGCCAGCGACAGTGCGGTTGCGGAACGTAAGCATGTTGTCGGCGTCGGCCCACAGGTACCCGATCTCCGACTGCGCGATCTGCTGCATGTAGTTCAGGACGTTGGAGCCCCAGCTGACCGAGTCGCTCTGCAGCGTCTCGACGCCAGCGCCGAACGACGTCTTCGTCGTCGGGAACGCCACCTCGCTACGCGAGCAGATCGCTAACAGCTTCGTCGGCACCGACACGGCGCTGTTCGTCCAGGCGTCGAACTCGGCGGCACCCAACTGCCCGAGGGCGTCGGTGGCACGAAATACCGTCACGCTGCGGCCGCTGACGTCGTACTCGAAGCCGATCTCGTCGGCCTGGCCGGTCATCAGCGACTTGGCGCCGAACGTCGGTGCCGTCGCCCGCACCCGGATGCCGAGGCCGGGACGCACCCGTCCGTAGTAGGGCGACAGGGTGTAGGTCGGGTCGAACGCCCGGTCAAGGTTCAGCACCTGGACGGTCATGTCGCCAGCGTCGATGACGTCGGTGACCTGCGAGAAGCGGCCACGCCGGATGGTGACCAGTTCGGCCGATGACGTGATGGCGTTGTAGCCCGACGAGATGAGGTCGGGACCGCCGACGAGCGACGTGCCGACCACGAAGTCGCCAGGGTTGATGAGGCCGAACGCCGCCTCGACGGTGATGGCGGGAACCGGCATCAGATGCCCGGCCCGTTGCGTCGGTCGAACCGGCGAAGCGCCGCCTTCGTCGAGTTCGGGTCGGCGTTGGTGTAGATGTTCACCGTGGTCGGCGAGCCGCCCCCGACACCGATCCGGTTGTTCGGGATGACGGTGCCGCTCCGGCCGGGCACCACGATCTCGGGGCCACGCTCGCCGACGATGTACGGCTGCCCGGCATTGACCGGGCCGCCCATCGCCCGCTTCTCGAAGCCGACACTGCCCTGGCCCTTGAAGCGGATCGGCACATTGACGCCCTCGCGATAGCGGGCCAGTGCCGCCTCGACGGCCGCAAGGTCGCCCTCTTCGAGCTTCAGCAGTAGGTTCGTCTTCTGCTCGTCGGGCATCTCGGTCAGCGCGACGACCGTGTCGGCGAGGGCGCGGGTGTAGTCGCGCACCTCGGCTTCGGTGCGGTCGGTCTCGCTGCGGAAGTTCCACGTCGCCTCGGCGGCCTTGTCGAGCGCATCGCCCTCGTCAAGCGTGCCCTTGAGGATGGCGTACGTGTCGTTCAGCCTGGCGGTCGCGCCCTCGAGGTCCTCGAAATGGGTGGTCGCCTTGTCGACGGCCGGGGTGACCCGCTCGCCGTAGATCCGTGCCATCTCGGCGGCGGCTTCGGTGCCGTAACCGATGGTGGTGGTGCCATCCTCAAGGTTGCCGGTGAAGTAATCCCAGGCGTAACCGATCCCGTCAGTGGCGGAGACGTTGGACCCGATCGCATCGGTGAACAGGTCCATCGCTGAGGTTGCGACATCGACGGGGCTGGTCAGTTTCTGTGCCCATCCGGCCAGATCGGTGCCGGTCAGATCCTCGGCGGCGCTGCTGGCCGCTTGGAGCGCATCGGTCACCGTGCCGATGGTTTCGGCAGCATCAGACAGCGCCGGAACGAGCTCTTCGCCGACGGTCATCATCACGGCCTGCAGCCGGTCGTTCAGGTCGTCCATCCGGTCGCGGAACTCGCGAGCCTTCTTCAGTTCGTCGGGGTCGATCACCTGGGCGTCGGCGACGCCAGCAAGCGACGCCTTCAACTCGGCGGACCCCTGGCCGATCAGTTCGGCCATGCCCTGCCAGCCCTTGCCGAGCAACTGCGACGCCACACGCGCCCGCTCCGCCGGGTCCTCGATGGCGTTCAGCCGGTCGACGACGTTCAAGAACGTGCCGTTTACGTCGGTGGCGCCGGTGTCGGTCTTGGCGATCTCGACGCCAAGTTCGGCGAACAACTGCGGCGAAGCGCCGAGCGTCTTGTTCATCTTGCCGAGCGCCGATTCGACGGTTCCGGCCTCGATTCCGATGTCGCCCGCCACCTCGATGAGGCGGCTGGCCTCATCGACGGCTAGGCCAGTGGCGTCGCTGAACTTGCCGGCGGCGAGCGCCGTGTCCTGGAACGCCTGCACTGACTTGACGCCGAAGGCGATCAGCGCACCGCCGGCGGCCATTGCGATGTTCGCAGCGTTGGCGACGATCGACTCTTTGGCGACGTCGAACCCGGCGCGCATCTTGCCGCTCGCCGTCTCGGCCTCGCCGATCGCCGAGCGGAACTTCTTGAGTGACGTGACGCCCTTGTCGACGGCAACGTCGATGATGACGCTGATCTTGTTCGCCACGGTCACCGCCTCAGGAGAAGAACTTGCGGATGGCCTTCGTCACCTCGGCGTCGACCACGTCCGGCACCATCGGCTCGATCTTGGCCAGCGCATCGCTGGCCGTGTTCTTGCCCTCGGTCTTGCCGTTGTAGCGACGCTGGCGGGCCTTGGAGACCTTGCCCGTCTTGGTCAGGCGTGGCCCGACCAT